GTACACTTAAACAACATGTCATCGCCGTTGACGAGAACCTGATGCTTCATCAAATTCCGAAGTCTAAATCTTTCCTCAAAGGTCTTCTCTTTACCGTAACTGACCCACCTTTTCAAGGCAAGCCGATAAACGGCAAGATTAATAACACAGAGAAGAGGAAAAGACAACGGATGACCCATGAGCTGTCCTTCCACAGAAATACAGGAACGGATGTTCGGATCCAAAGGATCCAATGTCCATCGCTTTCCTGTCTTCTTAGGATAGAAGGCTCGTCCAGGCATCAAACTCATCAGTCCTAAATTGAAATACGGGCTTTCACGAACTCCCTCAAAAGCAGCAAAAGTTGCTGACTTCTTCAAGAGATCAGTGGCGGCTTCGTAATCAACAGAACACCAGAAGGGAAGTTCCTTCAGAACTTCATCAATTTTCCTGACAGATTCCAAAAGATCTGGATGCAACATTGTGCTGCTGGAATGATTCTTCCATTGTTTTAACAGCAACCCTTGAAGGGGCTGAAGTGCTGTATAAACAAACCCATCACCTTTAGTAATCATCCGAAACTTTCCTGGTTCCGGAATTGCCATCACCTCAACATTCAACCCCTCCGGCTCCCCGGTTTTCGCTGGACAGATGGATCCATTGGGATTACAATCCCAACGGTCTTCTGTCTTGAGACGATATAACCGTTCGTGCGCGGTCGAGAAAGCTAAATCTGATTGGGTCTTTCTCCAATCTTCAATCTTTTGACACAAGGTCACAAGTCTTCCCAAAGACTCTCCTTTAAAAGTAGGACTCAGTCTGGGAAATTTGAAGTGGTTGAAAAGAGAAAGAGACCCACCACAACGTCGTGAGGCCTGCATACAAGCTGAGCCAGAAGGCATGAATTTTGAGTAGTCTTCGGATCCCTTTATCTGAAAAACTTCACGTGAGGTAAAAATTATCTCAGTGCGGAGTGAATCGGATATCGGAGTCTGGGGAGAACTCAAACGGGCGTAATGTTTATCAAACGCCTCTTGCTTTTTGACTTCACCTAAGGCAGGCCAGGACCTTTTGGATCCTTTCTGAAGTGAGTAAACGAACGACAAATCATGGGAAGCAACCGCACGGCTAATAAACCGGCGGCAGTAACCCGAGAAGAGTGGTTCTTTCACCCATTCAGGACGGTCTGGGGGGCTGTGATGATCGTGAACAGCTGTGCAGAGAAGGCAATCAAGCCAATATTTGCAATAAGTCTGTTCATGGTTGTCAGGGGTGACATTGTCATATATTCGTCCCAGAGAATGAGAGAGGGATAATTTAAATCTCCCAAACTCCTTTTCTGAAAACCAGATCGGTTTCAGGGAACGTCTTGTGACAAAGCACCAAATGAAGCTCTTGAGGAGCTGTGTTGCGACTAGTAAACTAGTCTCGGAGAATGCAGAATGACACTTCTTGAAGTGTCGAATGGCATCTTTCTCCGCGGTTAGTACGACTGTCGCGGCATTCCGTCGTAAGACGGCACTGGCGTCGGGTGTCGAGTGAGTTGAAAGAACGTCTTGGGGGACATTTGTTCTCCGACTCGATCTG